GCTCCTGGCGCAGGAACATTTACAATGGATGGTTTCGGTCAAGGAATTAGTGGACGACCTGGAGCAATTATAATTTTTGAAAACACTGGTACTTAAAATGGCATATTTTATTTTTTTGAAAAATTTAGATAATGTAAAAGGTACTCTTTACAGAGTTGCTGAAAATCAATCGGATTTAAATAATTTAAATATTATTAAAGACGATTACAAAATAATTGAGGATTCTCAAGAAAATTTTAATTTAGTAAAATTTAATAAAAAAAATGTTGTAAAATATAGTGGGGATATTATTACATACGAAGACAATAATTCCTTAATAAATAGTAAAGCAAGCATGGAATTTATCATAAATCTTAATAAAAAAGCAATTAGAGAATTTTTAGAAAATAACAATAATCATTTATTATTTAATCTTTGGAATAATTATTATAATCAGTTAAATAATTTAAATATAGACTCAATCACATATCCTTTAAAGTCATTAGAACAGCACTTTAATGATTTAAAACAACCCTCATTTCACATATTACAATTACCATAATAAATGCTATAAACTTAGCATGTTTGATAAATTAATAGAATTTAGTGCTCACGAAGATTATTTTGTACTTGAAGAAGATTATCCTATTCCTGCAAAATTAAACATACCAGAATGGTTTAAAAAATTAGATCATACTGTATTAAATAAAACAGTCAAAGGTTGTATGCCTTTTTTGGACTCACTTACTGCAGGTTACCTTTTAAAAATGCCACAGGATTTTTATTTACGACATAACGTAGATAACGAAAACGAAAAAAAAGAAAAATTTAAAGACTCTTATCAAACTTTTGGTCTTTACGATAATTATGGTTTGTTGATAGCTAAAAGTTTAAATTTAAATTCAGGGATTGATGTACACCCTGTAAATCAGTTGAAGGACTCACCTCTAGTTCAAAAAAATAAAAATTTACCTTTTTATAAAATATTAAACCCGTGGAAAATAAAAACACCTAAAGGTTATTCTTGTTTATTTGTACCCCCACTAAACAATTCGGATGATAGGTTTTCAATTATACCAGGTGTTGTTGATACGGATACTTTTTTAAATGAAATTAATTTTCCTATTACTATTAATGGAGATAAATATCCAGTTCTTGAAACAACAATTAAAAAAGGAACACCTTATGTTCAAATAATACCCTTTAAAAGAGATTCATGGAAAATGATAGTTAAAGCAAGGAAGCAAAAAGAAATACAAAATACAAAACTTTTTTATGGATTAAATATATTTAATATTTATAAAGAAAAATATTGGCGTAAAAAATCATGGAAATAAAAAATTTTATTAAAATTTATGATGAAGTACTTCCTTGGAAAGTTGTATCAAATTTAATTCGTTTTGCTAATGTTTCAAATTTTGAAGAAGCTAAAATTGGTGGTGACGAAAAGACAATAGGAGGTAGATCAGATTTTAACATTAGGAAAACATATACACTGTATTTAAATAAAGCACATAATTCTTTGTCTAATGTACATTGGCATAATTTGCTTGAAAGTTATTTTGTTAAAGGTTTAACTAGATATAAATTTGATGCAAACATTTTAGATTTTCAATATGGACGTGTTTTTGATATTGAAATTTTAAAATATGAAAATACTGGATTTTATACATGGCACGTAGATCATTTTTCAGAAATACCAAGAACAATGAGCTGTATTTTATTATTAAATAATGATTATGAAGGAGGAAACCTATATTTTAGAAATCCAGATGGGTCGGGAGAATGGGAAGTAGAGGTTAAACCAAATAGAATGATAATTTGGCCAAGTAATTTTTTATATCCTCATACAGTTAAACCAGTAACAAAAGGAACAAGATATTCAGTTGTAGCATGGTCACTATAAAAGATTTTAGATATAAATTAATAAAAAATTTTTTAACAAAAGAAGAAATTAAATTGTTGACTGATTATTGTAGAATAAAACATAGATTAAATTTTGATTCATTTGATTTTCAACAAAATGATAATGGAGATACTTATTTTTATGGAGATCCATTAATGGAATCTTTAATGGTCAATAAATTAGATTTAATGCAAAAAGAAACAGGGTTAGAATTATTATGTACTTATGCTTTTTGGAGAATGTACACAATAAATGCAGACTTAAAAAAACATAAGGATAGAGAATCTTGCGAAATTAGTGTTACTGTTATGATAGGTTCAGACGGAACTCCTTGGCCAATATATATGGATAGAACAGAAATTAACATGGAACCAGGAGATGCTGCAATATATTTAGGGTGTGAGATTGAACATTGGAGAGAAGAATTTAAAGGTGATTGGCATGCTCAAACATTTTTACACTATGTAAACAAAAATGGACCCAATAAAGAATGGTTTAAAGATAAAAGAATATTATATGGATCTCAAAAATGAAATTTAAACAATACGAAAATGGTTCTTGTGATATAGAATTTTCATTTAAGGAAAGATGGATTATTTTAAAAAAAGGTAAAATTCATTTATCTGACGAAAATTTAAAACATTTTGGAAATAACCTTGTAAAAATAGTTGCAGACTGGCAATTAAAATTTAAGGAAGATATCGCTAATAAACAAACTTTTACAGACACTAAAATAGAAGGTAAATGATTCCTAAAATAATTCATCAGACAGCTTATGCTAATAAAGATGAATGGCACCCTATTTGGAAACATTGTCAACCATCTATTTTAAAACACTTTGAAGATTTTGAGTATAAATTTTGGGACGACGATAGTTTAGATAATTTTGTTAAAGAAAAATACCATCAAATTTATGAAGAGTATAAAAATTTTTCAGAACATATTTTTCAATTAGATTGTGTAAGATATCTATTATTACATCATTTTGGTGGAATTTATATTGATATGGATATTTATTGTTATGATAATTTTTATAATGAATTAAAGGGAGAGGTTAATTTAGTAGAGTCTATAAATGATGAATTAGTACAAAACTCTTTGATGGCATCTATTCCTAATAATCCATTTTGGATGGATTGTTATAAATTAACTTTACATAGAATAAAGACATTAAAATTAAAACCTAATTTAAATAGTTTTTTTAAAAAGGAAGCTGATGAAAATGATAATTTAGTAAGGTTTATATCAGGTCCATTAATGTTATCCGACTGTGTAAAACAGAATAAACATTCTGTTCATATACTTCCCTATAAATATTTTAATCATGAGCCATTATCTTATAAAAAACAATTTAAAACTAAACACATGCAAAGCGGCATGTGGGGTAAAGAAATTAAAGAAGGATTTTATTTTATTAGAAGTAATAATGATCCCAGTATTCCAATAGAAGAATATCACAAATACTCATACAAAATGAAAACATCCATAGATTTAAACAACTTTAATTTTTATAAAGATTATTCAGGTATTTAAACTCTTACACATATAGGGTATAATGAAATATGCCTTTAAAAAAAATACCGGTAGCACCAGGTTTTGACAAACAAGATACTGCATCTCAAGCAGAAGGTCGCTGGATTGACGGAGATAACGTACGTTTCAGATATGGGAACCCTGAGAAAATAGGGGGTTGGGAACAAATACTATCAGACACTTTAGTTGGAGCCGGTAGACATCAACACACATGGGTAACAAGAGACGGTGACAGATATGCAGCCATTGGAACTAACAAAGTTTTAATAATTTATTTTGAAGGTTCTTTTTACGACATTACACCTTTTGATACTGCACTAACTAGTTGTACTTTTTCTACAACTAACGGATCTTCTACAGTCACAGTTAACAAAGCTGGTCATAATTTAATTATTGGAGACATTGTGCGTTTTGCATCAGTTACTCCACCAACAGGAGCTGGTTATGTTGCTAGTGATTTTACGACAAACGCTTTTGAGGTAAAAACTACACCTAGCTCAAGCACATTTACTATTACCATGTTAACCAATGCAGCAACAACTGTGTCAGCATCTGGATCTGCAACGTGTAATCCCTATTTCAATTTTGGTCCTTTAAACCAAACATATGGGTATGGTTGGGGTACATTTAATTACGGTGGTTTTAGTTCAACAGT